GCCTACAGAGAACGTTAGTTCAGCAGAACAATGCTTCTTGTTTTTGTTAATGATATGAGCGCCCTTAAGCGGTCCTCTATCCGTAGTATTGAATAGAGCATACATGATAGCCGCAATGATAGAACTCTTTCCAATCTTGTTGGGACCAAAGATACCAACAACACCTTCAAGTCCTGTAAAGTCTACTTGATTGCCTTCTCCATAACGGAAAATGTTATCAAACTTAAGCTTCTTTAGGCACCAAGATACATCACGAACAGCGTTATCAATGTCTTCTTGGTTAAGACGATTGAGATAGCTACGAATGACCGTAGAAGCCTCTACAAGCTGCTCTTCGTTTAGGACATAGCTTTCCTTATGCGCTTCTACAAACTCTCTGTAAAGCCGGATTAGGGCGTCAGGATCGTTACGTAGATTGTTCTTTAAAACATGCTCTCCAGTTGTTTCAATCGTTTCCATCCGATTGATAAGATCATATTTGTATACAACCTCAGAAGCTCCCTTATGTTCCTTAAGTTCATTAAGAAGCTGACGAGCCTCAACCTGCTGAATAGGTTGATTGCTGATAATACGAAAACGACTGCCTGGAATATATGAACGTTCCTTACGCTCTTTTTCAATAGAGCGCAAAGTTGTATTTACCGTTCCAGCCCAATTAACCGAAACATATGGAGCACGGTTCTCATGCTCAACAAACTCAACGTCCCATTCCTTCTCGTTCTTAATATCCCAAACAAGAAACCCCTTTGTTTCCGCTTCACCAAAGTTCTGCTGAATAAATGAACCGGGATATGCAACCCATGGCTTAGGGTTGCCCTTCTTGTCCAAACGGTAAGCAAGAAACTGTTGCTTATGAATATCACCAAGCATTGTGAAATCCATTCCTGTAAAGAATGAAACATCACGTTCACCATGCTCCATCTTCCATTCCGTGTCCGTCTTGCAGCCACTAATAGAGCCGTGAAACAAAGCAATATTAACCTTGTCTTGAATTGGCTTAATAGCCTTCCAACCATCTTCGTCAAATGGTGAAAATACGTGAAGAGCAAAACGATTACTCCCCTTCACATCACGGGGAAGAGGATACGTTCCTGACTTCTTAAAAAGATAAGCGTCTGAATGATTGATAGCCTCATGAATTGGTGAAATGATATCCTGACGATCAGAGTTGGTTAGATTGCCGTCATGATTACCAAGAATTGTAATAGATGGAGCAATATCAGCAAGGCTACGAAACATCCATGAAAGCTTCTCAATAACCTCGGGCGTAATCCCTTGGGTCTTCGTATGGAATGTATCTCCGGTATTAATGATAAGGTCAGGCTTAATCCTACGCCGGAGAGTATCAAAAAGTCTTTCAAAGCTTTCTGTATATTCATCATGACGAGCAATACCACGCCAATGGATATCCGAAATTTGCACGATCTTCATTAGTTTATGCCTTTAGTATCTTTGATATCTTTGCCCTTAGCAAATAGTCCTTACTAAATGGTGTAACATTTCCTAATAACGAGTTAAACTGACTTTGCGTTAGCTCTCCAACATCTTTATATGGCGCAGGAATATCCATAATAGATACTGATATATCATATTCACTTAACATATCAGCAATCTTAAGAACCTTATCTTTTGCGTCTGGATCTAATGCCAATATCACAGGCGTCTTATGTTTGGCTAACATGAGAAATAACTTATAATCTGTAGTTAAATCAGAACCTAAAAGACAAGTGGCATTTGAATTGCATTTAATAAGATCAAATGGTCCCTCAACTATAGTCAATGGCTCATTCCAATTAATATTAATCTCGTTAAATATAACGTCCTCTCTATGAACATTAGGATTTAAATATTTCGGATTAACATCAGCATATGATCTTCCAGTAAAATAATTTAAATCACCTTCAATAGAAAACGATGGCATAATCACACGATTAACAAAAGCTCTATCCTCTATTGCAATTCCAAACTTCCAATACCAAAGATTGGAAGGATCAAGGTCTTTGGCTTCTATACCAAATCTATAAGCAATATAACTAATAGCTGACCGATAACTAATTTCCATCTTCATATCGGTATTAGGCAAAGCTAATAGCTGAAACCCATTTGGAAGCTTAAACTCAACCTCTGTAACAATCTTATTGTTATTGGCGTTATTCAACTTAAGCTGTTGAGTGCCAACAAATCTATTCAGATATTCTCCAAAATAACCGGAATGAAATCTGCGAATAAGATCCGCAAGATTACGAGACTTATAATTGCAAATCCAACAATGCAAAGCAAAGTTATCTGTTCTTATTGCAAGCTTACGCTTGTTATAAAATGAACCATTCTTTTGCGTGCAGATGGGACAAGAAACCGATATGTTAGCACCTTGGTTCGATAGAGTTCCAGATCCAAAGACCTTTTCAATAAACTCTATAGCCTGACCTCTGGTATACATATCACTTCTTCTTTCGTTGCTCTTTAGGAGTGTCCTTTAATATTTTTATCGTTCCCGATCCCGTTCGTCCATACAAGTTATGAGCTCTCCAAACAAACCAAGCATATTCAATACTATCAGTTCCTTTACCGTTGAATGACGGACGATTTGGTAGAACATAGATATCTGGCGTGTGTTCTCGGAGATAATCTGACCGCTCACCGCTACCCATGAAGTTAAGTCGTAATAACATGCATACATACTCTGGCTCCAACTCTATTGATTTCTTTATAAACTCCAATGCCTTTGAAAATGGCGGGTTAGTTATAACTACATTAAACTCTTTATTTAATCCCGCCTCGAAGAAGCTTTCCATGTGGACTTGACTTGGGTCTACCAAGGCTTCTAAATCGCTTTTAAACTTATCCTGTAGTTCAGATGCGGTCCATGTGAGCGGACGCTTATAAGACTTGTTTACAGCCCGTATAACGGCTCCATCTCCAGCAGCAGGTTCTAACCACTTACCAGAAGGCAAAGACAATTCATCCAATAAACGATTAACACACCAATCAGGCGTTGGATAGTAATCGTTATCTATACGGTTCTTAGAATTTTTTTTAGTTGATGACATAATCAAGGATTTAGTAGCATTCCACCACGGCAAATAATCCAACTATCTGCCATATCTTCATTAACCTTATCATATATCATTTGACCTTTAAACTGTCCCGTCTTTGCCTCACGGATTATCCATGGAAAACTGGGATTTAAAGTTCTTACGTGCAACAAAACCTTGTCCTTCGTGGAAGAAGTCTTGTCTTTATAATCTATCTTAATGTTAAGCTTAGAGCGGGCAGAGCGAACGTTAACCATAATAGGTTTAACGCCGAATAACTGATAAACCATATAAGAAAGAATACCATTGAAACGTCCTAATGTCATTATTGTGTCAGCAGACGAAAACCCTGGTGTAAACTTTTTGGCAGCTTCCTCAATGTATATGCGACGAACTTTCCAAGATGGATCAATCCAGTCTGAAAGAAAGTTATCCGCCTTCTCATATTCATCTTCAAACTTAACAAGCTTCTTATGTGTCAGCTTAACAAGTTGACCAGTTTTGCTATCTATTACGCAGATGCCGGTGCAGCTCGTGCTGATGTCTAAACCCAAATCAACTAAACGCTTGCCTTCTCCTGTTGCTTCTCCAGAAGGAGGAACCGGGCTCGGATCGGGAATATTACTGTCTCCGTCCAAAACTCGTATGTCGTCAACCTTCCCTTTTTTGTTAGACTTTCGCACCATCTTCTTGCTGCCTCTGCTTTCTTTACTACCATTATATTATTCAACGCAGAGTTTCGTTTGACTTCAATAATTTTTTGAGAGCCATCAACATAATTTACTACGAAATCTGGTATATAAAATCTGACCCTACCAGACTTCGTATTAGCTATATACGCTATTTTATATGGCTCATAATCATATGTTGTTATAAGCGGGTCTTCATCAAAATGCTTACAGACATACAACTCCCATGAAGACCGATATTGAATGGGATGGGGAGATTTTGGAGAGTTATGTGTCCCGGTAATATAATGAGATTGTCTCTTACCTTTACGGGTTCTCTTCCTGCGTTTTGTCGGGGGTTTCTTAATAGTTGTTTTAGTCATAATACCAATTAGATCATAAGTGGAACCCTACCAATTAGAAGAGGCTATAGGGGTATTATAGATTAGGTTAGATCAATAATCCATCTTAATTTTGAAGAGAAACTTATCACCGGAGCGTTTAAGAACCGGTTGAGCTATAGAAGTTCTGCCAATAACGTTTAGATTATCATCGTGTAATAAGACATTGGATATAAAGACGTATTTCTTATCATTTTCATTTGCAAAATCATCTATATTCCCATTTTGGAATTGAGCATAGCTGGAACTAATTTCCTGCATGGGTCTTGCATACCCATTTACCGATAAAACGTGAATATTCTGAATGCCTTGGAATTCACATTGGAATTGGTTAAGACCAAAGAAGTAGAGTTGTGGAACCTTAAGCAGAATAATTCCTTCGTTATAAAATATGTTGCCTATAGAAGCCCATGTTGCATGAGCGGTATCTGCATCTGCCCGGTATAGATTACCATAACCATCATCTTTAATGGTCATTGATATACTACCGCTTATAGAACCGCTTATGTTTGCATCTGTCAGAACAAACGTTCCTGGCTTAATACACAAACCATAATACATATTACTGATATCAAAGAATACAACCTGATTACTTGTGTTGTCACGTGTTCTATCGAAGATTGCATAATCTGAAGCGGGTGTAACTCCACTCTTCCAGAAGTTATCCGGATTATTTGCTCCTTGTAAAGCTACTGATATTGAATTGTCTTGATCATCAGATTGTAAAACCTGACCTGGGAATGAACCAGTTATCATATCTCTTAAAGAGATTGCTCCTGGCACATGATTTCCTAAATCATCAACAAATTTACTTCCGCTTAAATCGCTTAATAAACCATAGTTTGGAAAGAACTTTCCATTATCGTTTGGAAGTATTGAATATAGTCTCTTTACATTTGAACCGGTTGAATACAATAAAGTATTTGCTTCAGTTGCTGTTGATAACGTTGTTGTGATAGTAGAAGCTGTTAGATTCATTAATCTTGGGTAACGCCCAGTAACAAAATCTCTTACGTAATTCTCGAGATTTATATAGTGTCCACCACAACCAAAAGCCATTTTGATATCAAATGGGTCTATAGTTGTTCCATCTTTTGCAATCAAAGGAGTTGTTAATACGCCGCCATCATCATTTACTACTTGTCTATATGGACTTTCTTGTGTAAAGAAAGGCGGAAGATAAAACTTAAGATCACTTGTTATTGATTTTACGCCAAAACTATCAAGAGCTTTAATTTGATCGGTATTGAGATATGAATTATATAATTTTAATTCATGAACTTCTGCCTTAAGAGGATATTTGAAAGCATATGATATAGGCGCATCTTGTGCTGTGCTATTTTTCAACTCTTCTATTCCATATTTCAATGATGGGTTTGTAGAAAAAAACCATGATGTTTCATTGGATGGACCAGCGTTAGTTCCTTGAAAATAATTGCCAACGCACAAGATATCTTGATTGAGAGATGCTGAACCAACTGTTAAGCTATTTGTTATAGCAAAATTACCTTTATTAACTGAATCAACAATAAATGAACCGGAACCAAAGTTATAATTTGGACCTCCCCAACGTATTGTTACGTGATGCCATTTATTAACTTCTAATGCATTATCATTTGATAAGAATGTATATGCAGATGATGTTAAGGCTAAGTCTGGAGCTATATCTGCTGCTCCTGAGAGCTGTAGCAATAATTTAAAACCACTAATCTTTCCATTGATATCTCGAGCCGACCCAGAACATAAGCTTATAGCAAATGCGCTGGACATATGCATCAAAGTCCCAGGCTTGTATATAACTTCATTTGTATATACAGGTTTTGGCTTTATCCAAAAATCAAAAGAGAATGCATTGGAATAGCTATAATCTCTATAATTGTTATTAACAGAGCTAACTGGATTTGGATACAGCAGAACGCTTCCAGTAGGGGTATTGCTTGAAGAGAAAAAGTTTAAACTATGATAGTTTGTATAGTTGTAATGAGCCGTTGGATACGAAGTTCTATAATATGGCATCAACGTATTGATGGTAACAAGTTTACGTAGCGTATTAGAGTTAAATCGGAACGGCGGCTCAAATCTAAGGATTTCTAATCGTTGATATTGCTTTGGAGATATTGGAGTTTCTTGAACCCCTGTCATATAAGATGTAATCTCCGAAACAATATTCGTAGAACCAGTTGAAGCTGTAATAGCATTCAAACGTAATTGATTTAAATCATAATCATTGAAATATGATTTATTATAATATGTTAAGGGATATGGTTCTTTTTGAAATGTAGAACGTCTTGCAAAAAGATAAAGAGATCCAGTTACACCACCTGTTGAAGAACTGACATAAGTTCTTCTTGGATTGGTTTCAATTGTGAACGTTTCGAAATCATCTGGTGTAACTCGTTGTATTGACATAGCATACGTTCAATCTGAAATATCAGAAATCAAGTCTTACTTTGAATGTGATATCTCTTTCAGAATCTTTGAAAACTGGACGTGATAGTTTCGATACTCCAAGAAGATTGTTATTGTCATCATACAATCCTATTGAAGATACAAACGTAAATCCTTCTTGTTCTAACTCTTGTCCTTCATCAATAACTACAATACGATTGTTGTCATCTGTATAGGTTGGATTTGAAGAGTAATTGAATGAATCTGGGTTTGCACGACAGAAAAATATTGTGCTGTTAATATTTGTAACGTTCTGAAATGTCACAGCGGTTTCATTAGATGATGTGAATCTTGTTGAACACAAATGATCCAAGAAATCATCTATAGAAGCTGACGCACCAAACATACAAAGTGATGCGGACATATTTCCATTAATCCCGCTTGTATATTCAACAGAGCTAATAGCTCCAGATATAAAAGTCTTTTGATCAAAACTTCTTGACATATCAAGAACCATTATTCCACGATCAAGGAATAGAAGTCCGTATGGATTTGTTGTAACGGCAGAATCAACTAATACAGCAGCTTCACCGCCAACAGTATAGTATTTGTTGGTGCTGGAGTTAATATCAGTAAAGATAGACGCACTAACACCGGACTTAACAATATTGCCTGCTACGTCTGCTGGAGTTGGAACTGCAACACCATTTCCAGAAGCAGATACAAAGAATCTAATGGCCGTTGTCTCTCTTTTTACTTTATCTCTTGCAAACAAACGTTTAAAGCAAATGAATACAGCTTCTTTAATTTCAATAGTATTATTTGAAGCTGGTGCGGTAGCAGTAAAAGTAGCATTTTCATCGCCAAGAAGTTCTCTTGCAAACAAACGATATATATCAAGCTTCTCTCTCATCATTAAAGAGTTGGCTGGGAATATGTATTTTCCATTTGCATCAATAGTAGGGGACCATGCAGATACTATTGATGAACCGGTCGAGTAACCATATGTGATATCAAAAACTGGATTTGCAGTCTGTAGAGTAAAATCTTGATCAAATACGGTTTGAAACAAAGAAGACGTAACTCCTGGTCCAAGACCTCCAGTAACGAATACTTGATATTCTTTTCTTGTAGCTGAACCAGAGATGTCAGAACCGATAATATCAACCAACTGATTTAAATAAGAGGTTGTAGATTTTATATCTTGATTGTCAAACGCTTGAAAAGTAGCCATTATACTTTTTCCTTATCAGGTTAATTTATTGATTTGAATCAATATGTCTAATGTTGCGCCGGATTGCAATCCAGTAACTTTCATATACGTATTGATTGTAGTCTTAGTGCTGGTACCATTTACAGCGCCATATATTTGAAATTGTGATGTAGTAATAGAACGAGTTCTCAAAGTAAAGTTAAGAACTGAACCATTTGTATCTGAAGACTTGCCGGCAGTAGATGCAATTAGATATGTTGATGTTTGATTTTGAGCTTCTGTATACTCAGGCGTCTCTTTATCAATATCTAAAAACTGAGAGTTGATTTGAACCATATACGTAGCATCAACTAGTTCGCTGTTGACATTTAGTGGATCAGCAAATATTTGTTGTATCGTAACGTTTGAAGTCTTTGCATTTGAAGCGCCGATTTGAATATTTGTTCCATTGCCAACAAGACTAATACTTGGTAGATATATTAAATTTGGATCTGAAACAGATACACAACGATATTTTTGGGCTAATGAACCATTCGTAAGAGCTTCAAAGATTGGAGTATTTTTCTCAATCTTTTCTTTACCAACTGTGCGACCATATTTTTGAATAATGCCGTAATCGATTTCATCATCACCAAGAGCAAATTTACTAACCTTAAAGCTTTGATTGTTCTGAGAAAGAAACTTTCTTCCCGTATCAGTTAATACAGCATCTAATATGATGTTATTTGTATCGCCTTGTAAAAATCCCATATATGTCTCCAGACCTTATTTTATTAAACTGAGCTTATCCGTGGTCAAGCTTCCTATATTATTATTTATTGAAGTAGTTGAATTTTTGGATATGTTATTTGTCCCAGGCTTGTTACTTTGATTTCTCGTATCCTGCAAAGTAATATCAACAGTTTGTTCATTTTGAAGGTCAATATTAATCATTTGTAGTTTATAGATAGAATTTGGATCTGTCTTCAATAATTGCAAATCTGTTGGTGGACTTCCCTGACTCGTGACTTTTAAGTATTCTGGATTGAAGATTAATTGCAACTTTTTAGACCCGCTGGTTCTTATTGAATCAACAAATGCATCTTTTTGTAAGAAAAAGTTTGGATAAGCTTTTGGAGCGCCCTGTTTAGATATGGATTTCTTGATTAGCTTATTTTGATTTCTATCAAAAGATATTTGCAACTGAACAGAATAGTTTGAACTATATCCGTGTGCATCTATACAAGCAACAGCGTATATAGCCGTGTTTTCTTTAGTAAACTCTTCATCTCTATAATATTTTACCGGTAATGCGGTGCCATTTGGATTGCGTAAGTTTTCAACCAATATCTGATCTATGAAATTTTCAGACATCTCTAACGGAGATAGAGGAGTTTGACTATCGTTGAAGTCATAAACTTTATATAATTGAAAGGGTTCGTTAATTCCGTTTCTTTTAAATACTTGTATATACTTGATATCTCGTTGTGGATTAACTGGGAGATTCCACGTTAAAAAAGGAACGTTACGTTGGTAATCCCACGTGATATCAAAATCTACAGGAGGAGGAGGAGGCACACTTTCTTTGCACACAATATAAGCTTCCGGGCTTCGTTGTGATGCAACCAAATAAGTTGTCATTCCAAACTCAATACTATCATCAGTAATATTATAGGTTGGTATCTCTAATAAAAATACAGACTTGACTGTATACCCATATTGAGCTCCATACTTGACATTGAAATCAATACACTCAGAAATATTTGGAGAATCAACTATTATAGGATTTTTTACTATAGGCTGCCCGGTTGCTGGATATTCTGTTTTTTCAACGATATATCCAATTAATTGAAAGTCAGTTTTATATACTCCTGGTTGAACTTCAGAGTTATAGCTGATATAATTGGGCATATTCATTTGATAATCAACAGCATCAATCACGGAGTTTGATCTTGCTACGATAGCATTTTCTTGTAAAGTTCTTGCTAAAGGTAAAGTAGCGTATGTTTCATCTCCGTATATATTATCTGGTTGCTGTATTGATGATCTAAGAAGCGTTGCTATTCTTTTATTGTTAAAAGAAGCTTTTAACTTTACGTTTCGCATCTGATCAATAATCGTTTCAGATATTGCCTTTTTATTCTCGGCATTTACATATTTGATGCCGTTTTTTTCTAAATCTATAAATGATTCAGCTAAAAAGCTTGATTCCACTTGATTTGAAGTATTTCCATTCAATATTTTCACAATGTCTAATTGTGAAATGTTGCTTGTGTCTATAGACTGTTGAACTATGATAGAATCAATTGCTTTGTTAATAGCGTATAGAACTTTGCCATCAGCACCATTATCTTTGAATAAGATGCTTGTAAAAAAATCTGATGACAACGTTTCTTCATCTAGTATTTTATCTAAATTGTTTTTTATGGATACAGTTCCAATCCAGTCCGGTCTATTGCCAAGTGTTATTGGATTCCATTTTAGGTTTACATATCGAGGAACAAACCGCTCGATTTTTCTTTTCAACTGTTGTCTTAAAGATGTATTTTGATAGTTTTGAATATCGTTTTGTAAACGATTCGGAGTCGCATTAAGAGGATATTCATTATTGTATTCGTCCGGCAAATAAAAGTTATATACAAATGATGCATCGGGAATTTGGATCTCTCCAGGTGCATCTATTATTACAGATTTATTTGATGGATATGATTTTGTCATTTGTAGTCCTTCACAATATCTTTTTTCTTGTAATATTGTTGTTCAAACCTTGCGTAATTAATGCATTTCGTAAAGTTGATTTCAGTCGAGAACCGGAACTGCCATTAGCCAATTGAGTTATGGTAGGAATTAGGGTTCCTTTTCTTGTATCATCTACAGTTTCTATCTGCACAAATACGTCTTTAAGAATAAATTCATCTGCCTTGCCATCAATAAGATAATATTTGTTATTTGTTCCTTCTTTTCTATAAATAACTTTATTGCCTAGTGGGGTTAGTAAACCATCTATATCCGGATTTAACAGTTTTGTTCTTTCTATATCAATTTCCATCACATACATTTGCATTGGGACATAGAATAGTCTATCGAAAAGCTTTGGATATAAAACACGACTAATAACTTCGCCCTGATTCATTACTAAGCTTCCATAGGTGAATATTCTATATAAGTCTTTTACACTATCGCTAATCTCTGGATTAGCTAATATTTGTGATGTGCTACTTGAGCCGGCCGGGGCGGCTAAGTTCAATTGCTTGAGATATGTATCTACCAAAGAACGAGCTTTAGGATTTAAAACACGTCCCGGAGCGACTGGAAAAGTAAATGTGTCTTCGGTAGGTTTAACTCCAGTTGTCATACTCATATACAAACCAAACAAATAGCTGTTGGTATGATTAACAATAAGTTCTTTAATTTGTTCTTCGCTTAAGAAGTCGTATTTAGAATCTTTTCTTAGAGAATTGTATGACACTTCTGTTGGATTAAAAGGATCTTCGAAATCTGTAATCGCCAATCGATTGATAATATCCAGATATCTTTCACCGACTTGAGGTTTTGTGTCAATTAAGTTTTTTTTCGTAACGAATAGGCTGGCATCAAAGATTAATCTACTTGGTTTGAATACTAAATTTGGATACTTCGCATTTCGCACATAAACATTGACATATACAATGTCTCCTTGTCGATCTCTAAAGGTTTTATCATTAATGTTGGAAACATTGATCTTATCAGTCAAATATTTCGTAAATCCAGTTGGAAGACCAACGGTTAAAATTTTATAGTTTCTTTTAATATCTGCTTCGCCAAAGCCTGTTGTTGGTTTATAGTTTTCCAACATTTTTTCCAAAGCAGAATATTCTTCCGGCACTATTGCATCAGATACAATCATTTCAATATCTTTGATATTGGTGTTTGAATTTGTTCCGCCGCCTGGATTTGATACGAATGATAGTGGAACATTTGTTTTCTGCTTTATGTCTTGAAACGTTTGTGCCGAGATACGAAGCTGAGATATGTTCTTAACAAGATTTAAATTTGTTATTGGACTTGTGTTTAAGAAAGCTTTCAATCCATCCTGAGTAAAAAATTGTTTTACTTGATTTAATGAGAGATTTAGGTTATCTCCAATCACCTTGTATATGCCCAATATATTTGCTATGTCGTCATATTCTTGTTTGATTTTCTTCTTGTTGTTTTCTAATGAAATGAAATATGAATTATTTCCTCTCTCAGTTTGCAAATCTTCTTCTTTTGCATCAGAAGTTAATAATTTTATAGCTTTTTGAACCATTCCTGTATTTGTTAAATCTATTGTTAGATTTATTACATTAATAACTCCTGTTTTTGTTTCCGAAGAAGTTGTAGTTCTTAACAAAACATCAACCTTACCGTCAGTAGTAGCTTCATCACCAGTAGCTTCAGCATTAACAGTAGCAGTGAAGCTGCTGCCTTCACTCAATTGAACTTTTCCAAAAACATCTTGACTTCTAGTGCCTTTTGGCTTTATAAAAGAATATTTTTTTGCATACTGACAAAATATTTCATATAACATAAACAATTGTGTACTGCAACTGAGTGAACTAAATCTTGTTCTTCCTGAATTGTCATTTAGTAAATGAATATTCGAACCATTAACCTGCGCCGATTCGAATAGGGAATTTGCCAAATTGATGTATTGATATATCAAGTTAACGTTTCCGAATGGTCCATGTCCAAGAGCAGCTTTGGTTAATACTGCACTTACATCATCGATGCTGATAAAAACATTAATTTCTTTGCCGCTATTAAAACCAGATACACTTGGCGAATTTGCAGATTCTGGTTTCAAGCTAGCTCTGTATATGCTTGAAATCCGTTCAGCAAGAGATTTCAAAACAAGAATAAGATTTTTACCATCTGTTGTTGGCAAACCTTGTTTCAATGAACTTATAGCAGAATTAACTCCAAATGCCGCTGCTAAAGCTGTTCCAGGGTCAGCATCAAATACAGGTGGCTGCAAGTTTAACGTTGTTTGTATTTCATTTCTGGCTACAAGATTAAACAGACTGTTTGTTTGGTCGGGGGTATTGCGTATAAGACCTGCAAGAATACAATATGAGAAAAGATAAAGTTTCAAATCCGGGTTAGAATTTGCCGAATTGAATATGTTCATTATTAAAGCTTGTTCGGTAGTAACTTCCAAAATGGCTGGATCTGGAACGTTGAGGTCATTGATTTGCTTGATTATGTCATCAATTCTTTTTTGCAAAGCTTTAATGATAGGGGGATTTTTAATGTCATCAATTCCTTTGTTAACTGTCGCTTCAGAAGATTGATACGTGTTACCAACAGCATTCTTAGTTATATCTCCAAGGAACCCGCCGCCAGATGCTGTTCCTGATATGTCTCCTACGTATGTGATCTCTCCATCAGGAATTTTTTTCTGTTCTTGAGTTAACTGTTCGGTAAGCTCTTTTTTTGTTTGTTCTAAAGCTAACTTCTTAAGATACTTTGCAGGGTCTAACCTACCTGCCACTTCTTCTTCCGTTTCCGTTACCTTATCAAAAGCTACATAAAAAGCTTCTAAGATTTTTTTCTGAAGCTCAATTGGATTTAGTAGTTTATCAACCGATTTTCCATTAGAAACATTATCTTCCATGTCAAAAAGAGTAGTTATGGCATCAGAAGCATTTTGAACTATTGAAGTATAATTGCTGACGTATGTAGTGTAAGGCTCCGTGTTCCATTCCGTTCCAGAAGGCTTTATAATTTGTTCCGAATAATATGAATCGCCAGGTATCCAAACCAAATTCGAATTACTTGGATCATTGATATATTTTGTTTCAAAAGGTAAAACGTTAACGTTTGATTGCCCTTGGAGTGGGACATATGTCAATGAAGATAAACCAGTTCTACTTGTCGGCGCTTGAAGTATATTATTTGTGATGTCACCTAATATGGCAACAAATGGATTACCTGAGTTGGGTGCATTAAATTTCTTCAACAAAGTCTGATTTTTAGAATTTCCAAGTCCGCTTGATATCACATATTCTTTTGCCAATATATATGTCAATAAGTTAATTCTCGCATCTGTATCTGCGGGTAACAAACTTAGATATTTGTTAAAGAGCGTAGGATCTGCTGCATTTGTAACGGCATTATTTTGAGGTTGAAAGTTAGATATATCAAAATTGTATCCGACAGATTCTTGGCTTAGGTCTATGTTGATAGGACTGTTATCAATATTCCTCGTCAAGTTTAAGCCATCCAAAAATCCAAATGAATAGTTTTTAAGTCTTACGTTAAAATCATACAAAAGCTGTAAGAAAAGTTTTGTTTCTGAAAATACAGAATATTGTCGTTCTGTATATTTCATGTTTTCGATAAAAAACTTTTTAAGAGAAGGAATCTTTTTTTGATTAACTTTATAATTTTCTTCTGGTATTAATCTTATCTCGAAAGATTTTTTGATCGTATTAATATTATCTAAAACATTTTTGTAATAATTGAGATTGTTTTGAACTAAATTGATTTCTGCCAGATAATCATTGCGGATTGGTCCAAAAGGATTTGTTTGATTAGTTGCCGCTTTTACATTTCTAATGATGCTAAGTAATGTATCTTGTCTTAACTGCTTGGTTTGATATTGAAACTTCAAAAACAATCCAGAATCTGTATATTGTCTTTGCAGAATAGAATCTGTATTTGCTGAGTTAGTCAAAGCTTTCCACATGGGGGCCAAGTCCAAAATAGATATTAATTCTGGACGCAAATCTTGTCCTGCAACTCCGGCGCTTGTTACAAACTGTAGCTGATTGTCAGTTGATGTTAGCGTTGAAACGTTTAATGAATCTTGAGATAGCTTGGCGCTTGTTTGTTCAAGAGGAGGAGAATAAGAAATTAGTGGAGGTATTGTTCTTTTGCCGTTGGGTGGGGTTTGATTTAGCAATACGTATAAGGTCTTAGCATCTATCTTACGAACGTTATAGCTAACATTTGGAGGAGCAACGTAGTTAAAGTTTTTTGTATTTGGTATACGATTAACTAAATTAGCAAATGTAATATCTACATTCCCATTAACTCCAGAAGCAATTGAATCACCAATTGTTTCTTTTGCTGGTTGAGTGACAATACCCGCATCGTTTCCAGTTGTTTTTCTTATATTGACTGACATAGGCTTTTATAAGTAGTATTATATGACAATTCTATTTGTTTGTGCCGCCGAGCCTTGCATATCATTATAATAAACTGGAGTTATGAAATACGTCGCCGGTCCTTTTTCATCATTACTTGGTTGATCTAAATAGGCGTATTTCCCTGTAGAGTTCATACTGTGAGCAGCCCCTACTATAGTTTTTAAGCCAGACATATCACGAGTTATAATAAAATAATCGGCTTTTCTATAGTTACCAGACACGTTCCATTCCAACAGACAACCTCTGTTTCTAATCTTATTAACAACAGCATTTGTAATTTTAGGCAAATCTTCTATAATCGATATAGCCGTTTCTTTAATGTCAACAACAGCACCGAATTCGAATGATGGCAAAGTTTGCGGATAGCTTCTTATGATAGAGGTGTCACTATATAAAGTCCCATTCCGGAAAGTTACTGGCTGCATCCATTCATATGGATAATATTCATATGACTTGATAAGATTTAAGTTTTTTCTGCTTTCTTTAGCCGTCTTCGAAACGGTTCTATGTATGGTTGGATATAAAGTTTCCGGATCTCTTAAAAGAGTTATAATTGTGTATTTGTATTCTATTCCTGGCACCAATGGCTTTACGCCTTTTGCTATGCCTTGTTTTCTATCGGAAAAATTAACATCAGTTATAACTCCGAAATCTTCAAGTTCACTTGAATGCTTATTAAGTCTTAAAACCTTATAAGAAAACAAGTTTTGTAATTTTTGTTTATTGTCAATTATGTCTTGTCCATATTCTGCTAATAAGTTTTGATCAGTAAAAAGCTTTTTTAGATCTTCTGCTTGATTGTTGTTGACGCTATATGCGACCGTAAATGTAACGTCCGGAATGCCATTTCCATATGTGGTGTTCTGCAAGTTTGTTATATTTGCAGTCGCTATGTTTTTATCAATAGGTCTAAACTCTATGGTCAACATTTGTGGAGCCATTTGCTCAATACCATCCAGGTATATTATGCCAACCTTATATTCGTATACGTTATGTTTTTTAACCGCTTGATCAACTAATCTCATCGGTAAAACACTATTAGATTGAACACGAATTATGTTTGAAATGCGAGCAAATTTATCTTGATTAATAGTCTTATTTCTTCTATAGAAACAGATAGCCACAGCCTCGACCGGAACATCGGTTGCTTTAATTATTAAGGAATCGACATCTGTTGAATAGTCCAATACACAGAAGCTTCTTCTGTTACTAATTTTTCTTGGAAGAGAGCGATTTTCGTTTGGTATTAGTATCGTGCTAAACACAGAAGCTAAAGATTTGTTTTCATCATATGGAATAAATCGATAAATGATATCATTGTTTGTTTTAACATTATCTCTGAAAGTATATGGATCCATTCCAGATGTTAAAGCTATATCTGCAATTTTCACGTAATTGGCTATGGTATCATTTGTTTGTGCATATAGAGTTCTGCGATAAACAGATATTCCTTTTGCATATGGGTCTATTTGTTCTATAAGGATAGTAGTCCCTGATGAACCGGGATTATTTTTCTTATTAATTCTTGGAGGCAAAGTTATATATAATGTATTAAGATTTGTGTTATGTGATACAAACGTTTCAAACTTTTGCAATCTTTTTTCTTGATTATCGAATACTTCGAATATTAATTTGAAATCGGATTTGCCAAATATATTGACTGGTATGACAAGATTGTCTACAACATTGATAGTGTCTGTTGTAACTTTTCTAATGGTTGTTACATATGTGTCTTCTGGCAATGAGCCTTGTGTGCCTATCGTTGTTTTCGAAAGTGCTGAAGAAATGATATTTTTAACTCTAGAGTTTTGAGAGAACAATGTAGTTTGAGTAAAGTTTGGACGTGGTATAATGCCAGCAAACGTTTTTGACAATGGAACAATTGCATTTGTGCCACCAACATATAAACTGGCGGGGTCTATCTTTTGAGTGTATCTAAGGTTGTTTAATTGCTTCCTTAAATTGAATTTGCTCGGAGCAATATTTTGCAATAGATTGGCATTGATATTAAGATTGTTGGTGTTCGTGTTTTGATTTAGCGCATTTAATGCGCCAACTTTTTCATTAACAAATACACGTGTATATAGCTCATTATTCTTTACATCGCTGACAGAATAATATTTTCTAATATCTCGTCTTACAGAAAAGGCATAATTGTTTCTGGTATAGGATAAGCTTTGATATATATTGACCTGTTGCAATATGTTTTCAACTATAGTATCCGATGTAGAGCCTTTTATAATTTGAGGAGTTTTATTGTTATTGCCGAGTTCTGTTGCAACGCTTATTTTTATTGAAGTTGCATTTGATGCAGTAGCTAAGTTTGGATTGAAAGAATAAGTTAAACGATATATCGCCAATCCACTTGCAACTTTAATGAGAACTGGATTAACCGTATCTTGTTTTAATATTGCTGTTTGAGGAGATTGTTTGCTTAAAACTGGTAATACCATATTGATCCTATAGTTCCCATACTAAAGTAAACATATTGACGAAAGTTGGGGTATTGTTGCTGTCTATAAATACTTTACCAACGAAAAATACGTGATGTGCATTTCCGTTTTCATCTGGAGGGAATATGCCATAGTCAATAACATCGAGTTTTTTCATGCCATCCGAATATACTTCGAAAAATTGACACAATAAGTTATTTTGACGTGAGGTTTCTGTAAACTCAATATCATAACTGTAGCCAGTATTCTGAGAAGCACTTAGTTCGGTAGCTAAATCTGCATATGAAACATATGGTGCTTGATTTAAATTCTTATAAGTTCCAAGCACTATAGAACTGGTTTTGCCTATTCTTGGTTTGTTAATTGGAGGCATGTATTGGAAGTTCGGAACGTGTGAAAGTCTCTTGTCAAAAAATATACTTTCTACTTTGTCAATATCGATTTCCTGTATTCCGGCAGAGGATATTGGATTACTATCATTTATTTTATATGTAAGCTGTGTTTTGTCAATAATAAATTCGTTGAAATTTATGTCTAATGGATCCGGGCTCGACAATATTGAAAGCTTCTTAAAATTTTCTAAAGAAGAGCTTAATAGTGTTGTTGCTAATGATGCAAATTGAGAACCACTTATGAATGGCTCTTCAAATCTAGTCGAACCGGTTAAAACTGGAAATACTTTACCTGCCCTTACTCTATATCCATTATCTCCATCGACAAAGTTGGCTAATAGATTGCCACTATCATCAGTTTCAAATACAATGCTGTCCTGTGGCAGATTACCGGCTTCAAATGTTAAACGTGAGGTGAAGTCAAGTCCACCAGATACAAGCGTATCTAAGGCATATATGGCGCTCGCATCGCTAAAGGATACGTATTCAACATTCATCTTTCCAGTAGCAGCTTGTCTTCTGCCTTCATTGGTGATGACCGTATCTAATACTCGAGTTTTAGGATCTAATAGTCCAGCCATAAATCAATCCTCATTTCCTCTATCAAAGAAAGGTTGCCCACTTCGATATTCCCTATCATAAATACCACTATCATAAGGATTATAGCTTGGATTTGTTGCCGTTACATAATCTAACGTATCAGCAAATATTGCGCTACCAGTTACGAATTCCACATTAATAGGATTATCAACAGTTCTTTTCAATGCAGTAGCTGGAAAATTATATGGATTTTGTTGTTGAAGTTGAATGGTTTTTGTATATATTCGTTGTTCCAACATATCACGGAACTGTCCATATTTTCCACGACGCCAAACTGCTGAAGAAGGAGTGTTTATGCCGCTGTATAACCCATACTTCCAGCCTCTGATTTGTGGATTGTAAAGGTTGAACTGTGGAACATCAACATGGCCATATAAATCATATGGACTCCAATCAAGGAAGTTTGGTGTCTTTCCTTTTCTACCGACATTTAGATTTCCACCATATTGCCAATCAGTTAAATCCAAAGAAAAACCATCTCCATAACCAAAGAAAGCTTTGCTGTAATCATAATTTGTTGGTTTTATAAACGAACCTACTGGTTTGTTGATCTTAACAACAGGACTAACGGTATATTGATCAATAAAATCATTTGTGTATTGACTATTTGTTCCAGATACGTCTGCCAAACGACATACAAGAACAGTATCGTAACTAACTGCCGGAATTAGAACTGGAGGATTGAATTGCTTTTCATTGAAATCATGAGTAGTTACGCCGCCAACAGCCATTGTAAATGGTGGTATTGTAACGTTGCTCACGTTTATAACTAATGTTTTTTCTATAGAACCAGCATAATAGCTTCTAAAAGAGTTATTTCTGTTTGTTGACGTATATACAACATTCTTAGAGCCAGAACCATATGTTTGACTGGAGTAGATTACATTTCCTAATCCAGATGAACCGGATATCCTATTTGGGTAGTCCAAGTCGCTTCCATCTGTTCTTAAACTTACCCAATTGTTGCCATCATCAGAGCTGATTTGTATTTCTCCATCGTCTCCAACGATTACCCAATCATATGCTTCTAAGCCCTGACTTGAATTAAGAGAGTATATTTTCTTAACATCAACAAAAGTGCCAGCATAACCGTTATCTGGCGTTTTTTTAAGCCAATCGCCGCTCGACGTTCCGCCGTTTGTGTTTTTTAATATCGTGCCACTAGCACCAACGCACAAAACTGTTCTGTTGCTTCCTAATCCAAGAGCACCGCTAATATGAGAATATGCTATTGAATATAGTGGAGGCACATCTACCGCAGAAGCCCAGATATTTCCAAGATTAATTGATGTATACGTATCTGTTGTTGCGTTGATATTTGAACCAATCGACCGAGCCATATAGCCAGACCCGGTTGGTGATAAAGTCGAACAATCTAATCCACAAACCCAACTGTAAGGGACCGTCCCAGTTCTATCGTTCCATTTTCCACCGGTAGTTGAAAACCATATGGTGTCTGGTCTATCAGCCTGACCAGTAGTATTTTTTGTAAATGTGTTTGCTTCGCAGCTTGCATATGCAGAAGCACCATCATTTCCTCCAACACCTATTAAGGCAGTTGTTGTTCTTGTTACTCCAAATTCGTCATATCCATCTACCTTGCCAACAACAAATATTTGCTGAATTGTAGAAGTTATGTTTTGCCCAGCAGGATTTTTAGTGCAAAAAGAATATAGATCTATATCAATTGGGCTTGCCGCTGTCGATCCCATATTGGATTCTTTATCTAGATCAACCAACTCCCAATCATCTATTGAAGGAATTTTATTTCCCCACCTGGATGATTTGGTCCTTACCAACTTTCCTCTTCTGTTGCCATTTGAATCAATAGCCTCAACAATCAAAAGCCATTGTAAATGACTGCCATCTGTATTTATTAATGCAGAATTGTATGCTATAGGTAATGCATCACGGATTGAACCGGTCCCAGCAGTATATAAAGGTATTATGCCTGTTCCTTCGTTATATAATGATGGTGGCCAATTATCTATTTGCATTGGCAAATTAAATGCATTTGGGGCGACTGCGCTTGGAGTTTCGTGGATCGAAGAAATAGTTTTCCACGTATGAGATAGTCCATTTGAGCTTGTTAATATTGTTCCATTTTCTCCAAAAGCTATGTAAGCTGGATTTACGGATCCAGAATAGTTGCTCATGTATACTTTTTGTAATGGATTATAGGATTTTGTATATACGTGTTTGTGCGCTATATTGGATGGTAAGCTGGTTTTAGAGCCAAGACCCAACCATATTTGAGAATATTGCGTATAACGTTTAAACGTCCCGTCTCCATATGCATAAAACAAAGAACCTAAATTATTTGTCTGAAATGGAGGACTATAGAAACTGCTACTGTATATGTCGGTTTCTATACTTATGTTATCAAGTGCGGTGCCAAAATATTTTTCTAATTTCTTAAATTTAGATTGAAAAGGATATTGGTATAGCCAGATTGGATTTGCAAAAGAATTAACTGGAACCGTCAATCTATTATTGTTTAACGCATTTGGTACAGGAATATTTGTTCCTTGAGCCGTTAAAAATATATGTGCGCTATCTTCAGTTAAGCTTGTTCGATTTAACTTCGGCGCCGCATCTAAGCTTGCAGAAAATATCTGCTTCCAGCTTGAAGTGGTTTGTAAATATGGAATTAACTGACTATTTGCTTTTACAATACTTACAGGAGATGGAGTTAATGAATTGTATATTAGTTCATTAACACTAAACAATTTAACGTTTCCGTTTTGTGATTTTGAAGGTATATAATCTCCAAAAAGATAGCCAAATTGTTCAGATCTGCTTATGTCTTTTTGATAAAAAGACGAAGAAACAATTCCAGTTGTCTTAAGAGCTATAGTGCTCCGGGCTGTTGAATAGCTGTTTTCTTTTATAGAACCGTAGAATATCCTATCCGTATAGGAACCGGAATAGCTAACATAAGTCTCGGTTTCAAATTGATCAAATATAGGCATATTATTCTATAACCTCATGTATTCCATTTGAGGACAAAAGCTGATTAGTGCCATCGTTATACTCTTTGTTTTCTTTTATGTAGCTACCATATAAGGTAATTTGATAGCGATTTTCATCTGTATCCGGACCAAATGTCAATGTGGATTCAGCTACTGGTGTTGCAACATATGTTGTAGTATATTGAACTGGATTAATACTTACAGGCGCTTGGCAGCCAATTATCAAATGATCGGTTGGATATAAAATATATGGATTTACTTTATATTTTTCATCAACAAAATTGAATGATGTACGTGGAGAAGTTAAAGCTTTAACAACACTAGTGTAAGCAGGTTCCAGATTGGTTCCAACAAACAGGTCGTTGACTAACCCTTGTGTAGAAAGTTGTGTTAAATTCAATCCAGTCCTTGAACCATCGTAACCAATGTAAGTTGAATCAGTAGTTATTGCCGAACCATTGTATCTTGTTACGATACTATTTCCACCAATTACATTGTATGGAGGCAAGCTACCAAAACAAGGAACTCCTAAGCTCATTTGTAGAGCCATGTTAGTTAAACTCCAATTGGAACCGGAGATATTACTAACCTGACTTTCAATAACAATATCATTGTCTGTTTGTGGAATTAGGTCTGCTAAAGTCTTTGTTGTTTTGATCAACCCAATCGCTGGAGAAGAAGGTTGTAGATATGTTCCTGCTAAAGAACCGCTTGCAAACGAATATATCTGTGAGAAACCTAAGATATCCCTTACCGTATCAACGTATGTAGTTTCTGATGCATCATATTGATCTTTTGATAGCGGTATTGAAGTTGGGATATTAGTATTTATTATTTTTCCGGCTTCGCTAGCGTCTCCATATTCTTTGGCATATATACCTTTTGAATATTCAATATTCTGATTTCTTCTTTGATTAAGCAAAAAGAAAGTATTGATAGAGCCGGTAATATTACTAGTCACATTAGACAGGTTAACTGAACCAACTTCCCACGAACAACTACCTATGGTTATAATTGCCTTTTCTAATAAAAAAGGTTCCGTTATATAATGTGACATAGCTATAGCTTGTGACCCTGTTGCATGATATTTTGGATGATATGGAAATCCAAAATCGCTACCACAATATCCTATATTATGAAGGGCTGCAATTGGCTGCACATTTTCGGTAAAAAGAAATCCGTTAAAAAATCCGATTGGGATATATTCAATTGCATTTCTCAAAGTGGATGTGTTAAAATTTAAACCAACTCCTATAGGCTCCCAAATCTTTCTATCAAAATTATAATAAGCCATTGGAGAGCTGTAAGAATTCTCAAAAGCACTTGGTGAAGAACTAAATTTTCCTTTTACTGGACCTATTGAAGATGCAGAAACAACTGGCATAGGTATTTCAATCTTATTCTTGCTCCAAAGTGGAGAACTAAATCCTTCCCCAACGTCTGAAATGGAACTGCCGGTTGTAAAGAATGGATTTGCAACAGAAGCTCCTTTGGCATCTGCGGCGTATTGTAGTTGATCATGGAAAGGTTGCATCTCTTGACCTGGAGAGAAATGAACCCACTCCTGATTGTCTCCGATGCCTTTAACAATAGAGCCGGTGACCAACATACCATCTCTATTGAAGGTGGTCATATATTCTCCAGCATCTACTGGATAAGGGTCATTATCAAGGTCTATAGAGGTACCTGCTATTACACGACGCTTCTTATTCCATGGAACTTGAGAACAGTATATTTCTTTTAATTCATCAGAATTTAACTCTCTATTGAAAAACGAAATTTCGCCAATAGAACCGGTTACTGATGAATTTTTTGCAAACGAATAACCAGAAGAAATTCCATATTGTATCGCAGTATCTGTATCGTATGAGTCAAATCCGGCACCAAAAGAGCCAAAAGACGAGACAGCTACTCTCTCCCCATTAATGTAAACTTTTATTGAATTTGATGTAGCCGGAGCTCCAGAAGTTTTTCCATCAAAACTAAAAGCAAAATGAAACCAAGTGTTGACCAAATTTGGAACTGCAACTGTATTCAATGTCATTCTGTTAGCCGTGCTGCCACTCAAGAATGAAATAGAGAAATCTAGTGCGTTAGGAGTGACATTCTCAGTAGCAGAAGCTATATAGTCTACATTACTGACATTCCATGGACTTTTTCTACATGGCCCGGCAATCAAATATATGCCATTTAATATATTGCTAACATCATGGTTGTAATAAAACCAACCTGCAAAAGTAAAGCTTTCATAAACTATTTTTCCAGGAGTTGGAACTATTACATCTGCAAACTCAAACAGACTTTTATCTGTGTCCATATTTTGAGCCAACAATGGAGTGACACTCGTAACAGTAGAAACAGGATCGTATATAATTCCATATGGACTAAAGCTTGGTTTAAAATCGTATGATTTATTTGGTTGTATATATGGAAATTCAAAATTTGCAGTTATTCCTTGGATTGGAGTTGCTTTATCAATATCTACATTATAAGCTTTGCCATTATGTGGAAAAGATTGACTAACGCCAATAAATTTAAAAGCGGTTGAAGGATCGTCAGCCAAATTAAAATCCAAATATGGATATGTTCCCTCTCTAAGAGAACCGGATATTTCTGCTTCAAAAGTAATTCCACCTGCTGCTGAACCGGTTGGACCCAATCTTTGCATGGTCCAATAACCAATCATATTATCTTGCCATGACGTTCCATTGGATCGTGAACCAAAAACTACAGTCTGAACATCATTATAATTGATATTGTAATTTCCAGTTCTGCCATCTAATGAAAATCTTACATTTGTAGGATAAGACCCAGACAAAGCATCTCGTCCACGTAGTTGTAGTTTTGGAGGAACTACTCTTATTCTGGTTCTTTTCTCTTGTCTACTCATGAACCTCTGCTCCATCCAGCATACGTAACGCTATCAGTTCCATATCTTCCTTGTTCTGGACCATATACAGTATAACCTGCTGTTGCTGATTTTTGAGTATATGTTTGTCTTATGTCCTCGTCTAAATTGATGTCTAATAATTCAAGACGACTTAAGAAAGTTTGATTAGATATCGTATTAGTATTAATGTTTAGTTGCTTAACTATTTCTTCATTTTCTGTATCGTCAAATGGATCTCCCAATCTTTGAACGAAATTTACATAACCTTCTATTATAATATTATCCTGTATTGGTCCATCGCCAATATATTCCTGTCCACCATCAAGAAACGGTGATGATGTTAATGGTGCTTCGTAAGAAACAAACTGTAATATGCGATTATTAGATTGAACAGCATCAGAAGTTGGATTTCCGTCTTCAAGATTTCCTTTAGGACGATGAGCTGGAAAGGCACCTTCAATATATGATGTTTCCGCTCTGAATGGAATCGTAAGAGGTTCCATAATGGCTTCTTGTCCCTGTTGTGGACCATCATTGAAATATATTGGATAAGGATAATCGTTATTGCTTGTTATATATTGAATAGGATTGAAAGGAATAGTATTGTCATAGTATTCCGTAGTGTTTTCATATTCTGTCCATGTTCGAGCTTCGCCATATGGAATAAACTCTTGTGGTCGATGGAGTAGATTTCCTGCCCAAAGCTTTGGCTGAGTAGACCCATATACGTGAACAGGACGCCTCATTTCAACGCCTTGTCTTAGCTTATCAAAAGCAGACGTATCCATTCCAGAACCTGACTGTGTATATATGGCTATAACATCTTCAGGCATTGAACCAATGCGAAGCTGGGCTGGAGAAAATAAAGTGGAATCGTCATACGGGACAAACTCGGTTCCACTCAATCCTTGGGTTTCATTAAAAGACATATGTCACCTGATTATAGTATAGATATATTGCAGTTCAATTTTTAATATTTAGCAAAAGTCGCTAAAAACATTTGTAGCAATATTCTATCTCTAAGCCCAGTTCTATTACTATCTCCAAGATATAGCTCGCTAAATAGATACTCAAACTTGGGGCGTTCAAGCATATGACTTTCAATAACAAAGTTTGTTCCAAAGAATTTCGTCTTTTTAGGAATTAGTTGAGAAACAAATGTTCCAATGTTGGTATCGAACCATTTATAGAATTCAAAGAATTGTTTAAGGTTAACCTTGTCTGTTAAACGATTAAAATAAACGTTTCTTAAGTTTTCAAGTCCAGGATAATCTGGAGAGAAAACCAACTCCGGAGCACCAAGAATGTTGTCAAGTTCATCGAGGGTAGCAAATATATTTACTATGTCTTGATTGAGGGCTTCAACTACGCTAAAGTCTATTGTGAACTTGGTGCTATCTGTAGGCTGTTCATTTCTTGGTATTTCATATACCGGAGCTACTTGTGCCCATGGAGTAGATTGAACATTCTCATATTGTTCGAATGAACGAATGCGAACTTTATTTGTAGTGCTGGCTTCATCAAACTTTGGAGAAATAAAACTATAATAGTATCTTTCTGGATCTATTATTTGACGATTATTTGGGAATAGTGTTCCTGATAAATGTAAGTTGTTTTGTGAGAAATCAAATATGGTTATAGCCCCGGAGCCATTTGATGCAGTTACTATTTGATCCGTATTTGCATCAATCCGTAAACGTTCCCATGAACTGCTCTTATTGGTTATAAAGTTAAAATTGGTAAGAGGATCTTGAACGCCAATAGACTTAAAGTTTCTAACGTGTTCCGGATATTCTTCTTCGCTGATATTTTTGCTCCAAAATCTTATTTGGGATACATCGCCTGTAAATATAGTCTCTCTTGCTATTGATGGAGCAACCATCGGATCATTCAAGAAACTGCCTATTCCAGTATTGATAGAACTTGATCCTATCATAAAATAAGAACCACTTGCATTTGTAGCCGCTGCACGAGAGTTCCACACGTTAATGCCGCCACCTTGAGCATCATTAAACCATGAACTGGTCACATAATTTTCAAATATTTCACCATATATGTTTTTAGCAACTCTCAAGAAATAAGAACTGGATACAACAGAATTTAAACCGTCGTCATTTCTTTGTTTTCCAATGGAAATATACCATTTATCTCCATCAAATAGATTTACTCCAGACATATAAAGTCTTAGATACGGAGCTGATGCATTGTCATTTGGACGAACAAAAAGAGTGAGAGAACTGGTAGTCGTGGATGCGAAGCTTATGCTGCCGGAATAGGCTATTAGATTTGCTATTAATCCACCGTTTGGATTTAAACTACTGCCGGTAGTCGCAAATCTTACCAAGCTTTGGTTTCGTTGATAAATTAGATTGTTTGGAAACTTATATGTGGCTTCATATGTCCACGATCCGGACGTGAAAAGTCCGTCGCTAATGCTGCCGGCGACTTCTGGATATCCCGGTTCTGTTCGGCTTCCAGAAAGATATGGGCTCGTGACAAGCCCACCAGAAACAAAATTTAAAACCGATGCTATTTCATGACGATTGTCTCTTACGAAACCAAGATTTTGTTTTGTAGGACCACCATATTCTCTTATACGGAAATTTTGATCTGGATCGATGCCGGTTGCTCTAATGAAAGTTTTTACAGCATGAACCGTGCCTTTTGATGTAACAATCTCTCTTAAATTTATTAATATTCTACGCCATATTTGATTTTGAATATATTGCAAAGAATACTGATTGACGCCGGGCGTGTCTTGTATGTTTTGAGCATTTATAAACTGAGCAACGCTGGCACCTGTAAACATTGGAGGAAGCTCAATACCTTGATTTCTTGCCAATTGTTGCAAAAACTGATCCGGCACGGTATCAATATTGTTGTAATCTACAAATTGATTATCTGCGAACGATTGAGTATAAAGTTTTATTTCATCAAAGAATTTTGCCCACGTATACAAGAACAAAAGAAATACCTGTGTGTCTCCAAGCTTTGTTGAACGTGGATCAGTTCCGGAAGTTAAAGAGTCTACAATCTCTCCTTCTTCAGTCTCTAATGCATTTTCAACTTGTCCTTCTAAAAAGTAATGTCTTGGTATTAATTTGGTTATGATGTTTGGATTTTCATTGTCATATATACTGGCACTTGTATATAGTGAAGTTCTGTAGTTGTAGACATCTATTTGATTACCAAACATTATTGGACATAGTTCTAGTTGTTCATATGTTACCGGCGATGGACCAGCTATGGAAGATGTTGGTATTTGCCTTACATATGAACTGCGATCACCGCTTAAGTTGCCATGCAAACTGTTTGAAGATGCATCAATAACAATTGGAGCATTGCTGCCAGAGGGCTCGTTGAATTTATAGTATAGCTTTAAATTTAAATCCGCAAACACAGATTTTTTATAATTGTTGTATATCTCTTCTTTGGATCGAACAGAATGCCATATTCTTAAATCATCTAAGGCACCCGATAAAGTATTTGTTGGAATAAAGCCAACCGTAGTCAAGGCACTACCAGAACCAATATATAGATTATTTGCAGTATCTATAGTCTCAAATTCAACGGCCATAGAGCTTGAAGAATAGTATTCTCCATTCAAATATGCGGACAATCCATTATATCCTGGAGTTCTGTCCCAAACCCAAGCTATATGACTCCATTGTCCTTTTGGGAATGAAACACTTAGCTGTTCATATGCGGAACCAGAAGAGATATAAAAACTATTAGTTGCAGTTGTAGTTGATATTGTTGAGTTTAATCCGGATAAAAATCCAAATGAACCGCTATGTTTATCTAATACTACCTGATTACTGTTGACCTGTGTTGGAACATATAGCCAATACTCAATAGTCATAGGATTGAGTTTTGGATTGATTATATTTTTGCCATCAGTATTTTTAGATAGAGATGCATATGCTGCTCCAGCTTGATCAACTACTGTAACATATGTGCCATAAGCTATAGAAGAAGGAGCTACCGTACCAGAAAAAAACAAATATCCTTTATTTTTTGGATAGTTGTCATATATGTATTTTTCATGGCCAGTTAAACGATCAATATATATTTCAGTCTCTTTTTGAGTTCCATCAAATGGAAACCCGTTTTGTATCTTGTCAAAAGCAACGTTGACTTTTACTTGAGCTGAGTTAAAGAAAGTATGATTAGAAAAGTCTGACCAATCAACGTTAAGTTGTTGAGTTGAGCGTAATCCGGTGTCGGGGCTATTGTAACGAAATGAAGATGTATTGTCAATACTGGTATCTGCTATTACTTTAGATTCGTATAAATTAAAGCTAACACTTTCATGAGCTTGATCTTGAACGCTTCTTACCACTATTGGTCTAAATAATGCAGGAGCATTCCTTTGTAAGTTTCTTGTATTGTTGATAGGCATTATGGCATTACCTTAAATCTAAATCCAGAATTGCTGATCAAATAATCTTTGCCACCATAAGTAATCATCAATTCGAATTCGTAAACTTCGCCTTGTGCAAAGTCTTGCATCCATATGTCAAAATACATTCCTTGACTGTCATATGAACAAAGAGTAGCCTGATTATCAAATGGTATTACTACCTTACGGGAATAAGCGTTTATCAATCTCCATTTTAGATTATCAAGTATAACGCTCTTTGGTTGAAGTGGCAATCTGCTGGCAGATTGCTCTGTATTGTAATCTAATGCGAAGATACGCAATCTTGCCTGCTCAGAGCTCTTATACTGCTGCTTAAGATTGGTTATGTTGACTACCCAGTTCTCTTCCTCAACGTTGCTTGCAGAGCCTTGTGGGAGCTTGTAGAGGGTCTTGCCAGAAGCATATGTAACTGTTCCGTCTAAGCTAGTCCATGCATAACGGAACTCTTGAGAAGTAGACCCAGTTAGAAATCCACTAAGCACAGCATTCTCTAATGTGTTAAAGTTAACATCGGCGTAATATATACCAGTTTGTGGAACGCTACCAATTAAGAATTGGCTACCGGTAAAACTCTGAGTTATAGCATAAAGACTTCGAGTTAAGTGATTAATGCTGGCGCTATGTGATAAGGAGAAACTGGAAGTTGTGTATGTGATGTATTTGCCCCCATAAAGATTTAATAGAAGGCTATTAGTCCCAGAAATCTCTGTGCTACCAGAGAAGAAATTTTGATAACCACCGTTAACACGATTGTAAGCAAATAAGCTTTGAGAAACGTTGAATAGTGTCTCTCCTAAGTCATCCCGTATTTGGTCATTATACTTGATTATTAGTTGTGGATTAAGGTCCGGATTTTTAGCTTGACGTGAACCAAATCTTTTTACGAAACGTGTAACATTATCTTGTTCTTGAGCATCAACAAATGAAAGTCTCCAACCGTGATTTGGCATCTGACCTGCTATAGCCGCACTAACAAGAGTTGTAACGTCCATCAGAAGATTTTCATCACCACGAGCAAACTGTGTTGTGACAGTTAAATCTTGTAATCCAGCACCGAGATTACCAGAAACTATTATATCAATATTAGGATCGCCAAGAGAGCCACTCTCTGCTGCTCCGGATAGGAACCAAACGTTTGGAGTGCCGGTAACGACGGAAGCAGTAAGGAAGTTCGCCGTATCTAAATCACGGAATGCAACAACGTCTTGACCCCTACCTTCATCCCAGCTTTTAGAAAGCGGTATAAGCCTTATAGAGAAGTTTGAAGGGGTAGTCTGACCACCATATACATCCTTAAGATTTAGAAACGCTTTGAAGCTTGGATCAGCAATATTAAGAAATGAAGCAGTTATTTGTTGAAGAGGCTCATAATCAAACTGAAGAAGAAACCGACTTAACTCAATAACTCCAGAAACCATAGTAGAAACATTAGTTTCATCATAAAGCTTAAACAAATCAAGTGTCCCAGCTTGTCCAACGTTTGAGGTTACAGATGGAGAACCTGCGATTATCTTATTTGTGATATATGTGTCTTTGCTTGCTGATAATAATCTATACATAATATATCACCTGTCAAACGGCTGTGCCAACGATATCGTAATCTGCATACTTTAATTCAAACATCGAACCAGGAGGACCAAATATAATCCCACGGCTGGTGTTTGCTTTAATATCAAATTGTTGATCTGAATATAATCTACCATCAAGAACGTTATATACGTTACCAACTTCCAAATTTGTAACAGAAGCAACTCCTTCAGTATTGAATATAATGTTTTGTATATCGTTCATTACAATTGGTTGATCAATCTCGAAGTTTTTGATATTAAAGTAATCTTTTAATTTATTGAGAGTGTTTCTAAGAACCAACTCTCTATTTTGAGTTGGATCAATGACGGCTGTAAATTTAACTGTAACGTTAATTACTCTGGCATCTAATATATCGATAGCATCAGAGATAAGACGATATTGGTTTAAATAAGTTGCTAAGTTCTTCTTGAGAGTATCTGGAGCAACTATTAATTGATTGTCTTGATTTCTACAGATAATGAAAAGCTGAGAAGATAGAGGGTTATTTGGATTTGGCTCTATTGCAGCTCTAAATACACGTCCAAAGTTAGATGGTAAAGTATATACACGTGCCAACAAGTCTTGTTTTGAAACGATACGGTTCTGCATTCCTTGAAATGCAGGAATTTTGTTCTTCAGCTCGTTCGTAGTAGGAGGATCTTCGCCACCCGAGGCTGGCTCAAGATTGGTAACGTCGATAGAATTTCTAACGAAAGAAGAAACAGTTGGATTTGGATTTTGTGGAAAGAATATATTCAAAGAACTGATGGCGTTAATAGTTTCTGCATCAATGTTATGTTCAAGACCACCACCATAACGATACGTAACAGTTAGTGTAGTGTTTTCAGAAATAACTCCAAATGTTGTTGTTTGTAATAAATTGCCTGGATTTAAATTAAATCTTGCAAATGTTTTCTTGCCATATAATGGCAATGAATATTCACTTGGGTCAGGAACAATGTCGTCGTTAATTGTGCTGGCTGAACCACCACCAAATACTAATTGGGTTGTTCTAGTTTGTAAAGCTGTGTTTTTTATAAAACGATATGGTGCCGGAATTGGAACTATATTTTCTGGAACCAACTTATTGTCATAGCTGAAATTGCTGACACGCTTATAAATCGTATCTTGAGTTAAAGATTCGACCTCATAATATTCATTACCAAGAGCATCAGTAACTTTTATGATCTCAGTAACGTTTGGATTTGTTAAAGAAATATTTCTATATGGAATGAAAGTGCCGAGGGAAAAATTTTCAACAGCTCTTTTTCCAGAAATGCATATACCACTAAGACTTAAAATATAGTTTTGTGGAATATTGTTCGCATTAACAGTTCCTATTGCAACGGATGCTGCCAATGAATTGTCGGCACGACGAGAAGAAAAATCAAGATTTTCTGTTAATTCAAAATCAATGCCGCTAGTTGATCTTACTATAGTGCCTTCTTTTATTATTGGCAATGCTGTAACATCTGGATTTCCAGTATTTGTTCCATCAGTAGGAACTCTTATATAAAATACAACACTAACAACAGCCGGGGCAGCGCCAACGATTGGAACTCCTGCCTTTCTCAAATGCCTTTCTATATTATTTGGTTCAACAGAAGACTCTGGAAAGCTTTCATGAAATTGATGGTCGAGGTAATAGCTTTGAACATCGCCTACGTAGGCGGCCATATCAAGCAACAAGCCGCCGAGGCTTGCTTCAGAAAAGTCTCTAATGTTATTTGGAAAATAACTTCTGGCATAATCCAATAAATCATTACGTAATGCATCGAAATCTTTATTAAGATATCGGCGTTGTCTTACTTGCTTTAAAGCATTTTTTTTATTATCGTCGGCCATATTAATATCACGTTATAAATAAACTTATTTCCAATAATTGTTCTGGGAAAGTGGATATTTTGTATGCAATTATCACATAAACAATTCCAGTATATACGTTTTGTGCTCTTTCAATCTTGGATTCATAACCCAATAGATTGACAAATGGCATATATTTCCCAACTGTCGTCTTAATCCTACTCATTGCTTCTTGATCAAAATTGTCTTTATTGCTAAAATCTGTTAAAAGAGGACGAAGATTAGCTCCGAAATCATACATGGCTAATCTTTCTCCATGATTTGTTAGTATAATATTTCTTAAGTTATCACTCATCTGTTCAAGAAGGGTATAGTTCATCTTGAATATAGATACAGAGTTTCCTTCATCCAGTTCTAATGGAGTTTTTATTCCATATGGAGTTGGTGCAACAGTTGTAGCTATTCTATTAGCTATTGAATTCTGTATGCCAACATCTTTGAATGATAATCTTGCCATATGAGATTAAATATATGCCTTCACGGAATACCAGGTATATATGGGGCTATTCCTGGAGCGGTTACAACAACAACCCCAGTTCCTGCTCCGGTAAATGCTCCAGGAGTTACCAAAAACGTTTTTAAGACTGTTAACTCTTGAGTAACGTATGCGGCTACTGCCTCAGAAATAGCAGTTGATATGGTTTCAATTTGAGCATTAGCTGCTCCGGTATTACCTTCAGCTTTACCTAGCTCAGATTGCAATATTGCCTTAATTGTATTTTTCATTGCTGCTTTTGACATAATCATTCTCCATATATCTTTGTGGATTTAACAGTATTGTTATACGTATTCTTAATTTTATCATCAGCTTCTGTTATGGTTTGATCCAAATTTGAAAACTGAACTTGTTCTCTCAATGCGGTATTTGCTAATGCATATAATGAAGGTATATTCGAATATGGAACGGCGATTGCCGTTTGAAATGCAGTTTCCAATGTTTCTTCTAAGTTTTTTATATGATCTCTTAAAGAGTTAATTTGATCTTGTAAAGTTTCTATGGTTTTTTTATATACAGAGTATCTGACATATGGCTGAGATAAGTCGCCGCTTCTACCAAGATAGATCTCATTCGCTTCAACTTGGATTTTCCCTTCTTTATTCAAATATATATAGGCTAAATTGCCATCTGGAACTGATGGTGCAGTATCTGGATTAGAAGATATGCTATTGGTATTGTTTTTGCCTTCACGAATGATTAAAACAGTCCCAGCAATATTTGTGCTATCAGCGGTCTGAGGTTCTCTTCTGGCAATCATACGTATATGATCTGCCTTATTAACAACATAACTTCTGCCTAAAGTTCCATTCTCTACAGGCTGTTCGTTGGCTATACATTCTGGAGGATATACTATTCCAAATTCTCCATTATAAATTAGACCGTAATTTTCATCAACTTTGCTTTGCTGAACAACATAAACTCGTGCGGCATCAAACATTGGATTTGGATTGCCTTCATTTATATTTGCTATTTCTTCTCTTCTGTTTCTAAAAGGATTTTTATCTGTCTCTTGATATCCACGAATGTTTTCAATTACTAGCGGTGCATTAGATGAAGGACCAGCAGGATTACTAGTATTAAACGTTTTTGGATTTACACCGGGATTTTGTAAGTATCTTCCTCTGCCTGCTACGATATCAATTGCACCTGCTTGTCTAGGAGCTCCACCCAACTTTATAATATCAACAGGGTTGTCGTTAATTGCTCCATCTATAGGGCCATTACGGTCTTCTCCAAGCATTATAAGTGCATTATTTGCACCTTGCAATACTAACTCTTGTGGGCGTTTCTTCCATCTTGGAACCGGCTCAGGCGTAATAAATGCACTCGCTCGGGCTTCATTGAAAATCGTATCGTAAGGATTTTCTATAGCGTTTCTTTCGTTTATTGGCAAGGTTGTTGTGTCAATAGTGTTGCCGCCGTTTTGAAACGTTTCTTGTCCATTAGCGGCGTTTCTATTGAGTTGTTCGCTTGTGGTATAAGTTCCTTCATTAATAGTCGAATCAAATCTTCTGTCATCATGTGTGTAATTTGGGTCTTCAAAAGTTCCATATCCAGCTACTCTGGACATCCAGTAGCCAATCTTAGTTCCCGTTCCAATCATATCCTCATATATGACATATACCTGTTCTCCTGGCATAACAGGCAACATAAAGTGAGAGGAATAAAATGGGAATAAAATAGTGTTGGAATTAGAACCATTCCCTTCATTAGCAGATACTATCTTGGCGATAACGCAATTTACAGATAAAACATCTAACAATTCAGCATTGTTAACTAATTGAGTTAATGCTTGTTTGTATTCTTCTGTAACAAGGGATAAATCAGTTATAACATCAACAACAACTGCCCTTTGTAATGTGGGAGTTTGTGTGGTTGTCAAAACTTGCGTCATTAATGACGTACCGGTGCCAACTCCACCAGTTAAGCTACGTACTATATTTGTTCCAGCTCTAGGCATATCCTATAGATATAACCTAAAACAGTTTTTAAAATATGACTTCTTTATTATCGACCATATTTGGCTATTCCAAGCAATTGATTAACTGGAGCAAATGCCCCGGTTAACTTATATACCTTGCCGCCGTATTTAAAAACAATACCTTCCATAGAACTAGTAATGTTGTCAATATTTTGTAAACGAGCTAATTCTTTTTTCATCACTTCGTTTGAATGTTCCGTTCCAGTAGCTCTAATGGTTTCTATAGCCTTTTCAACTTCGCCTCTTAGGCGTTGAATTTCCTTGTCCGGATTTATAATAAGATAACTTGCAACGCCTTTTAAAATATCTTCAGCGAAATTTTTTATTATAAATCTTACTGTGGCGGTCGCTTCATTATAAAGAACGGTGCCATTTCTTATAAGGTCAACAATATCTTTAACTTGTTCCTTTTGCACCAATCCCTCTTTAACTAAATCTTCTAATATTGGCTTTTTGCTGGTAAGATTTTTTTCAAAATCTGATACAAGTTCAGCAAGATAACTTTTAGTATCATCATCAGCTATAATATCTTTCATCCGTTCAGAAATAACATATTCTTCAAACATTTCGCCAAGAGTATTGTCATTGGTCATACTATAACTGTTCATGACGCCATTTAATCCGGCAATAGCCATTTCTAATGGCTCATTATTTGATAGCTTTTGCAATGAAACCATAACCGGTCCCAACACTTTCCAGCCACTATCTTTTATTGCAGCTTGCATACGATTTGTAGTTGCAACAAGCTTTGCAAAATTTTTGCTGGTGTCTATGTTTAATGGTTGACCATTTTCATCATATACCGTTCCACTTTCATGAAATACAACGGCATCTTGATCGTAGTTTATGACGTTAGGATTAAGAGTGCCTACTATCTCTGCTGAATACCAAATCTTGCCATCATTGAAGATAGCGGCTCTATCTGCTGGAGATAACGATGCTATAGCGGCTGATAGCACCTTATAGGCTTTTCCAAACACAGCGGCGACCCGTGGCTTATCTGCCCATTTTGTTTCAATCTCATCTGCCCCCATGCCATTTGTTTTAATATGACCGGTATTGCGAGCAAATCTTAATCCTTCTGTTGGATTAAACGTAAAGAATACATTTTGACCATCAAGTTTTTCTGAGACGTTCTCTAACTTACCCTTGCTGGCTTGATGAAATATAGATTTTATTTCTCCAAAGGTTAGATTGTAATCCTCATGGACGTGAGACATATGCCCACCAAGACCGCCCTCGTCTATCTGTTCCATAACGGTAGGAAGTAAAACGTCTTTTATCTGCTTAATAACCTTTTGTCTTCTTAAAGTGCTCATTGCTTCATACCTGTTGTTTTTTGAATTTTATCATATATGTCGTCTTCAGACATCATATTGTCCAAGTCCTCTTCGCTTGCCTTGGATACTAATTCAGTTAACTTAAGTATTTGATCATTTGCTTTGCTCATGCGTTCCATGTAGCGAGACAAGTTTTGACCATGAATAGCGTGCTCATTAGGGTTAGCATGGACATAACCATAAAGGTCTATCCACATGATATAGGCATTCTTACGGTCTTGAACCGCATTCTCATATATCTGTTTCCATAATGCCTTCTGCTTATCTTCTACAGAAGATATCTTATTAAGAAGAGAAGAAAAATCATGGAGCTGTTGATTAATCTTATTGTCCAATTCGTCTATATTAGGACGACGGAAACCAACTTCCATTCCAGTTATATCAGGTTGTTCTGGAGGGGTTTGCATTTCAAAGGATGGAGCGGCGGGTTGATATACAGGTATGTTTTTCTTCGTCATAATCCTAAATATATCAAGGCATAACAGTTATTTCTATAACCAAATATATTGATAAGTGGAACCCTACCAATTAGAGAAGGTTATACCCCAAACTCATCGGTATTCTTAACGTCACGATAATGTCTCTTAAGAGAACTCAATACAATCGATAACTGTTTAGAACTTAAAGTTGTGAGTTCCCTTACATAGAGTAATATCGCTCTCTTACTCAAAAGATCAACGTCTTCAAGATTATTGATAAGAACCTTAATGGCATTAACTACCATTTTCTCATTTTCAGTCTTGGTCTTGTCCTCTATGGCAGCAACAAGCTTTGTAAGATATTCATGAGTATTAACCATGGTATAAATCTCTTCAAACCCTGGCTGAAACTGTTGTGCCTCAATCTGTTCTACATCTTCTTTAGATAAATTATCACGATCATCCATTGAGATATAACTTTGAACACGTTTCATGTTCTGTTTACTTTTAATGGTTAACCAGTTTTTAGCTACAACGTTGAAATAAGAAAAAGCTTTACTACCCTTTTCAGCGTTAAACTTCTCTACTGCCGAATATAGGAACTGAAGACATTCATGCTTAAGGTCTTGCTTGCTCTCATATATTACTGAAAACCCATAGACGTTTATCAGATTTTCTACAAGGCTATCAAAGGCTGGAAGTATCTCCTTGACGTAAACCTTTTTCTTTTTTTCCGTATCGGCTTCCTGCTGATATATTATTATTTGTTCTTGAGTTTTATCCGTAAAATAATTGATAAGAGTAGGCTGATCACCTTTGCGCTTTATCTTTCTTCTACCTTTTTTCTTTTCCGAATATATAACTGGAGGTATGCTGTCAGTCCTTGGAGCAACCGTTAATAGATCACCAATATCATTGATTTCTGCCGATATATCAACGGTTGAATTCTTGCGTATTCTCATTTATCATTTCTCCTCGGAGTATACGCTCTCTCATTATTCTCTCTTGCAATTCACGAATATCAGGTTCTTCTTCAACAACCACATTATATTTTTGTTTGCTACGATCAACAAATTTAAGAGCCACACGATTAACAGCTATCTTATTGTTTTTAACTTCTGCCATGGCTTCTTGGACAACCATTTGAACCTCTTTACTATCAAAGAAAAGTCTCATGCCCAAGATTTTTTCCAACGTTCGTTCAGTATCCTCTAATGCCTCAATAGCATCAGAAAAATCATCTTCAATAATCATAATAATCCGTGCAAAACGAATTAGATAAAATATTGATGATATCAATAGAAATAATAGGATCAAAGATATTAATCCAATTATAATCATCCCAACACTTCCTTTAAGGCTTCCGTGTATTGAACACTAACTGCCTCATAAGAATATTCCTTCTTAAGAGTTTCTGATAGTTCCTTCGCCCATTGCTGTGGCATCTGTGGACTTTCTACAAACTTCTTCACACGATGCTTGAAGTCCTCTTCCTTTACATTTGCCCATTTAGCTTTCTCCATCCAAATCTGATTATCTACTCTGGTTTGATGAATTTGCTCCAAACGATAGTCAAGCTTTACATACTTTCCTTTACCAAGGAACTCTGTATGAGCACTCCAACCAGTAGCAATAACTGGAAGACCAGAAGCCGCAGCCTCAAGAATAGGAAGACCAAATCCTTCACCACGAGTAGGAGCTACAAGGGCTTTAATCTTTGGATGACGATATAGAGACGCTACTTCGTTATCGCTCATATCTCCATGAAGAAGATAGAACTTTGGAAACTCAGCGCCCTTCTTAATTTCCATCGTAAGCTGCGCCAACATATTGGTGGTTCTCATACGATCAACTACAGTCTGTCTGCCAGTATTTGTTTTAATAACTATTCCAACATCAGGGCTGTCTTTAAATTGTTCGCATAACCACTTAACAGCATAGAATATATTCTTGCGATCATTCTCTGGATTATTGCCAGTAATTTGACCGAATAAAAGAAAATTAAAATCCGTCTTAAGTTCTAAATCAAGCTCTGGCAATTCTGGCGTGGCTACTGCATCAATAAAGGCTTCCGGAATAACAACCACTTTAGTTTTTACTTCACCGGTATTTGTAAATACTCCCTTTACAAACTCTGAAGGAACAATCAGAAGATCCATGCGATTAATAGCTGATATCCATGCCGGATTGCAAACATCGCCTTCTACCCCTGCCGTAATACCAACGTTAAAATCTGCAAGAAAAGGGTTCCATTCATTTGGAAGTTGTAGTTGCAGGGAAACATCATATTTGTCTCTCTTGCCAGCAGCTTGAATAAGGCGACCTACAAGTCCATCATGTGAATATACATCAACAAGCCAAGGAGTTGCACCCCAAGGAAGAGGTTCCGTAACAACATCTATATTTCCAGTTCTATCTGCCAAATCAAATAGCCAACGAGCTATCTGACGAGCATGAACTCCATAACCACTTTCGGTTAATACTGGACCACGAAGAATTACTGTTTTCTTTGTCATTACTATATCCCTTATCACTTAATGTTGATTAACTTGTTAGCAGGAGCTGGATTAATTCCTTGTAGCTTCCAACGCTTAAGAGCACCGGCATCTTTTCTTGCCTTGAAATCTTCAACGCATTTTAACATCGTGTCGTGCCAGCTTTGAACCATATTCTCATACTTGAACTCGTGCTCAAGATACTCGGCAGCCTTCTCACGGAACTCTGCCTTCTTCTCTGGTGTCCAAGTGTATATCTCCATAAAGGCATCTGCCAACTGACGTTCTGTGCAATAGTCTTCGAAGATATAAGGAACCATCTGTGAACCAACAAGAGAACGCTTTGCAGGTTCAATAGCAACGCCATACTGATAACCGTTACGATAATCTTCTACCTGACGTGTTTCACCACCAGTCTTAAGAGCGATAATTGGCTTACCAACTTGAAGAGAAATAAGAGTAGAAAGACCGAAGCCCTCATTCTTCGCAATGTTAACTGTTACGTCTGCAAGATTATGCATAACATTCATTTGTTCAAATTGGAGACGATCATTTGAAAACCAAACGTTCTCATTTAATCCAAGCATATCAGATACGGCAAGAAGATTTGGACCTTCCATATCATTTGGATCTGTATGCATGATTAAGACTGCGTCCCGGTGCCCTTCTTTCTTCTCGAGTTCATCAAGAAATGTCTTCCAACCAAGAAGAACATCATTTGGCATTTTACGTGTGGCATTACGATTAACCCAAAGAGCCTTAAACCAATCTGCCTTTGGACCAAAGTTCTGTTGTTTAAGATGCCTTATTTGCTCTTCTGGAAGGGGATTATACGCCTGCTTTGGAAACGTATGAGGAATGTAATTGGTCTTCTCTGGGAAGTGAGGTTTGACTAACTCAAAAGTCTTATAAGAAAGACAGTTGATTAGATCGGTGCTCTCATACCATGGGAAGTTAAAAGCTGGATATGGATCATTGTCCCAAACGTGCCAATAGACGATTGGACATACTTGATGGATTTCATCTTCCATTTCCCAAAGCCAAGTGAACTGACGTGGATCTGTAAATAAGAAAATAGCATCAGGTTGCTCTGTAATGAGAAGCTGACGTATAAGCTCCTTGCTTCCAAAGCCGTCTACAGGCTTTACAATGAAATCAGGGTTCACGGCTATCGTATCATAGTTTGCGTGCTTCATAGCGCCGCCTAAGCAGCGGAATGACCATTGACCGGTCTTGATAAGACCATCAATAAGAAAGCGTGCTTGGACACCTACACCAGATGGTGCAAGTGGATGATCCGAAAGTGTGATTACTTTATACTTCTTCTTAAAATTAAAAGGCGTGAGAAATGTGTTCTCTTCTGACATTACTATCTCCTACGATGATATGATATTTTCACAAACAATGACGCATATGTTTAGAATTAGAATATCAAAGATTTAATGCACGATCATAATCTGCGTCATACATCATATGTGCTAAATCTTTGAACGTAGTCTTTGGCTTCCAACCCAATACTCTCTCGGCTTTAGAACTATCTCCAAGCAATATTGGTACTTCATGTGGACGATATAGTCGTGTATCGTTCTTAACGTGCTTGTTAATGTCTAAACCGGCATGTTCAAACACAACTTGTAAAAACTCGCTAACCGTATGCGTCTCGCCAGTTGATATAACAAAATCATCACCTTTTGGTTGCTGAAGCATTAACCACATTGCCTCAACATAATCTCCAGCAAATCCCCAGTCTCTCTTGGCATCAAGATTTCCAAGATATAACGTTTCTTGTTTTCCAAGCTTAATGTTAGCGGCTGCAAGAGTAATCTTGCGAGTTACAAACGT